TGGAAACTCAACTCAGCCTGCTCTTCGTAACTTCATGGAAGAGTTTTCAAAGAATTGTGGTTTCATTCTCACTTGTAACTACAAGAATCGTATCATTGAGCCACTTCACTCTCGTTGTTCGGTAATCGACTTCAAGATTACCAAGAAGGAACTTCCACCTCTTGCTCAACAGTTTATGCGTCGTGTGTGTACTATTCTCACTACAGAGAATATTGAGTTTGACAAGGCGGTTGTTGCGGAAGTTCTCAAGAAGCACTTCCCAGATTGGCGCCGAGTCCTAAATGAACTTCAGCGCTATTCGGCTACTGGCAAGATTGATTCTGGTATTCTAGTCAATCTTCAGGAAGTGACACTCAAGACACTGATGACCTTCCTAAAGGAACGTGACTATACCAACATGCGCAAGTGGGTGGCTGAGAATATCGACAATGATGCTAATGCCATGTACCGTATGATCTTTGATCAAGCAAATCAGTATATCACTAAGGATACTATTCCAGCTGTAGTTCTGATTGTTGGTAAGTATCAGTATCAGCATGCATTTGCTGCTGACGCAGAGATTAATCTGGTCTGTTGCCTGACTGAGATTATGATGGAAGCCGACTGGAAATGAGTTGGTGGAAGCGCCGAAAGTGTGCCACATGCAAAAAAGTTCTTAAAGCAAAGAACCCTGTGCATGAACTTAGAGTTGGTACTGCTGATGGTGTGATAGATCTAGAAATCTGTGATGATTGTGCTAGGTTCTGGGATAAATCAGCAGAGGTTCTATCAAAAGGAAATCAAGAAAATGACGAGCCCCTTTGAGATTTATTTACGTTTATAAATTCTACCAGGATGATAACCTTCAGGTATTCCATCATTAGGATTTATGAATATACTTTTAATTCCATTATTATAATGTCTTTTCTTTGAAAAGCAAACTCTCATTTTTTGTTTCGTCTCATCTGATCTATTTTTAGCAATTAAACTCAGTTTTAGTTTTGTTTCATCACTATGTGTTTTACCGTAAAATGGATTGAGAGAACCCTTCATTTTATCAGAAAATTCTTTTCTAACTTTCCCCCGAGTAGAATGATTAGGACTATTTTTTTGTGAATTACTTAATTTTTTTCTAATTTCATCTGTGATAACTAAACCATCTAATCCATTCTCAGGTGTTAAATTTGCCCATTCTTCGGATTTAACAATGTTATTATCTTCTGAAAATTTTAATGCAAATTCAGTACAAAGTTTTTGGTCATCAAACCCCCCAAAGTTCAATGGTTTTAATATATTTTTTGCCGTGTTTTTTGATATGTTTTGACCATCTTTCACCAGATCCCGGATATTTAAATGGATTTTTTTGTTTGGTTTTGCCAAAATACTTTAAACTGGTGATGGAATGTTGTTTAACATAGAGATAAATAGTCATGCTGATGCTCCTTAATAGCGTTAGAGTGACTGGGTGTGCCAACCGCGAGTCACATTTATTTATACTTATGAGGATTTTTTATGTCTCCCTTTGACTACATCAATGCTATCGGTCATAGCAAAAAGGATATGATGGCCGATGAAGCAGGTGAAAAAGACTATAATGCATGGATGATCAATAAAGGCTTTTCATACTTTCCTGACACAATTGAATATGCAAACAATATGAATATGCTCTATCATCTAGATAGTAGACTTCAATATGAATATCTGACTAACATTATTAGGTCTAGGAAACGGTTTTCCAAATGGACTAAGAAAAAGCAAGATAAGAATGTTGAACTTGTAATGACTTACTATAAGTGTAGTAATAAAAAGGCTGACGAGTATCTAAAGATCTTGTCTCCCAAACAAATTAAACAGATCAAGGAGTATCTTGAAACCGGAACTGAATAGTTTGTAGGCTTCACTTTTATAAATATTCGGTCATTTCATTACGATGATAGAACAAAATAAAGGTGGAATATGACTGATGATATTTTTAAAGGTAAAGGTATAGAGATTCGTCTTGGTGAAGAAGATGATTTTCTAAAAATTAAAGAAACACTAACTCGTATTGGAGTTGCATCTCGCAAAGATAAAACGTTATATCAATCGTGTCATATTTTACATAAAAAAGGTAAATATTATATTGTACATTTTAAAGAGTTATTTGCATTAGATGGCAAACCAACTGACTTTGAAGAGAATGATTTAGCGAGAAGAAACACAATTGCAAAATTGCTAGCCGAATGGGGACTAATTGAAATTGTTCCTAGGGCAACAAATGTTGAAGAGCCTATAGCACCATTGTCTCAAATCAAAATCATATCTTACAAAGAAAAAAAATGACTGGCTCTTAACTGCTAAATATAATATCGGAAACAAAAAGAGGGAAGTAGAATAAAATGGATGAACTAGTACAATCGCTAAAAGTGACTTTAGCAAATCACTATGCGTTTTATTTGAAGACACATTACTATCATTGGAATGTAACAGGCTCTAATTTTCCACAGTATCATGTTTTTCTAGAAGGAATCTATACTGAAGTTTATGGTGTAGTTGACCAAATTGCAGAAG